GTTTATACCGCGCACGCTTAAGCAACTTTGTACCCGTACGGGGGATTGCCACGGGGCTATCTGTTGCCTTTTTGTGAATTGTGTGAGCGACATAGCACGCGCAGGTTGGTGATTTCTAATTTCAACCATGGTGCTTCGGATAGTGGGATTATATGATCAACAGTTAAATCTTTATTTGTGCAATTGTGAACAGAACAGAAAGGTTGTTGCTCTCGTAACTGTTTGCTTAGCTTGTTCCATTGGTAATCATAACCACGCTGGCTACGGGTAGGCCGCTCCCTATCCTTAATGCGCTGACACTCTAAGCATCTACTTGCTCGCACTACTCGACCACATCCTGCACACGGTCTAGGCAATACCATCGTAACGCTCCAAGTATTCTATTGCATACGATAAGAACACAACTGAATCTTTGAACTGACCTAATCCTAAGTTGCAACTATTGCACAATAAACCACGCACCTGATTAGTTTCGTGGTTATGGTCAACACTTAATCTTTTTGTTGTATCGTTTTCGTTGATTCCACAAATAGCGCAAGAGTTATTTTGTTCTTCAAGCAAATCTTTTCTATGACTTGATGAAATGTTGGTAACTCTTTTGTGATGGTTTCTGCAATCATTACAAGTAGTTCTTCTTTTGTTAGGTGTTCGTTTATCGTGATGAAACTTTGTTAAAGGTTTATCTATATTGCACTTCTTACAAATTTGCGTGTTATTCGTCATCATCCTCTAAGGAACTTTCATATTGTTCCATTGAGACAAAGTAACGATTGTATGCTTCAAGTGTTGATGCAGTCGCTCTTGTCAATAATGTTTCAATGCCCTCAAATGACATCTGTTGGTCTGTCATTATGTCTGTTGATACTTCACCAATGCTAACTGCAATGCTCAACATTTAGTTAGCTCCAATCGGCTATCAAGTAAATCGTCAATGAATTTATCAACGATGTGTTTCTTAGAATCAATTGTTTTGGAGCGTGTATCTACGGCGTGTGCTAACGCCTCATCTATCTCTTGTATTGTCTCGGTATCCATACCTATCCCATAAATGAATAAAGCCCAAACCTATTGGCTGGGCTGATTAAGTGGATGGCAATACCTGTTAACGAAAGTGTAGCAAACGATTTAGAACTTTGTGTCAAGTTTTATCTGTTGGCAATGACTGCTGATAAGTCATACAAACTGCCACGGCGTTCAATGTTGTTGGCCTTGATTATCTTATGCACTTGGCGTTGGGTAATGCCAAGCCATAATGCAATTGCCTCTGCATCCAAGAAGAACTTACGGTTTGGATTAGACATTGCCAAAGCTACAAGGCGCAATACAGTCCAGGATTGTTTGCACCCAAAGCAAGTCACATCTTGCATAAGGTTTTCAGCATCAATAACTACATACTTGCCACAATCATCTGTTGGGCATGGGATGCGGCGGGGTTGCTCAACAAATTGCTTGGCAGCAGCCATTCCCTTTGCGTGCTGCTCTTTAATCTCCACATAGAAATCTGCTGCCCAATCCTGGCCTAGTGTCCAATCAAGGTGGGCAATCTGAAAGTCGCAGGCAACCTGAACTTCTTGGTCAATGCTTGATTCTTTCTTCAGCAACGCAGGCGGTGTCAACTGCCGTGCGCTACGAATCTCTGACTCCCAACTATGCAAAATGCCTAGCAACTCATTGGCCATTGAATAATCCAGCGCATTGACATTGACACCAATACTGCGCTCGGCGCTGACGGTGCCACTGCCTGATCGCCCAGGTGCTACAAAATCTTCAGCCTCTCGGCGCAAGAACGGAATTGCCATTAGCCACCCAATGATTGCCTTGTGACATCCACGGCAGGTGGTTGCATCTGTTGGGCGTTGGCAAATGTTGCAGTTCAAAATGGCACCTCACTGGTTGTTGTGGTTTGTGGTCGTGGGAAATATTCGGGTGGCTCTGATACGAAGATGGTCATTGACCTGCAGGTGTGGGTGGCAAGAACGATTGGCTCTTTGGCACCCATTCGGGTTGTTGTCCTACGGGTAGCTTCAAAAGATTGGCTGGTTCGGTGGATTTGGTAGGTTCCAATGCCTGTGGATAACTTTTCAATTTCCTGAACAATGTTGAGTCGGTCTGTATCAAGTTTGACATCGCAACGGCTAGTTGCTGACACCCCTGACCACACCAAATTCCCACACTTTCGGCAGTTGATTGGTTTGAAATCTAACTCGCTCATATAGTCGTTCCACCCCCGATAATGATGGTGTTCCCTGTTCCGTATCTATATAGATACGGAACAGGAAGAACACCGATCACGCTCATTTCTGCCTGTGTTCCTCTTTTTAAAAAGGAACACAAAAGGAACAGGTGGAACACCTTAGTTCACCACCAAATGTGTGATTTGGGCATCCACAAAATCAAAATGTTCCTTACCAGCATCGGTGATATATAGGACAAATGACCTGTCATTGCCCTTATTCTCAATCCAGCCGCCTGTGGATAACTTTGTGATTCCATCCCCAATTGCATCCTTTGTGCCGCTGACACCATCCTGAATTGACCTGCGATTTGCCCCAGGATGGTTGTGAATGAACTCGGCAATCTCTTTCAGCTTTTTGAATTCCTTGTTGGCCTCAAATTCATCTTCAGGCATTGGAACCCCAATCACATACTCCATCTGCGCCCTAGTCGAGTCAATGGTAAAAATGGCAGCCTCTTGGGTTCTATCTGACTTACGCCACATACCTGCAATCTTGCGGATGAACCCAGGGCGATCTTTAGTAACTCTCATTGTCAGCGTTCCCGTGCGCCCTGGTGCCAACGCCTCTAATGGCTCTACGAGATAGGCAGCGCCATCAATGGTGGCAAGTTTTGCTTGCCCGCCAATGGCAAACCGCCCGCGTGTTTCTGCGTTCTTTGTAATGTGGTCAATAAGCACAACGGCAGCGCCACTGGCGGTGGCTACTGTTCTTGGAAATATGCGCATCCAGCGGGTGATGGCATCGTTATCTTTTGTCTCGCCACCCCACATTGTCAGGGATTCGGTGACACCATCAATAATGATCAGTTCAGCGCTATCAGCTTCAAGAATAGCCTGCCAGTAAGGGTCATCGGCATCGCGTGGACCGTCAGGGCGGATGTAGGTGAAGTATTGCAAAAGGTTGGCACGGCTGACACCTAGCGCCTTGAGTCGGTTCACAATGTCAATAGCATCTGATTCAAAGTCAATATAGATAACCTTTTTGTCAGCCTTGAGACATTCTGCGGTGGCAATCTGAGCAACCCAGGATTTACCCGATTCGGATTCACCGTAAATGGAATGAACTCGGCCAGTGTAAATAAGGCCGTGACCATCTGAGCGCTTCAGAATGGTTGCAATTGGGGCGGCAAATAGGCCGTCATAGTAATCCTTTAGTTGGATTGGTTTCCAACTTGATTCATCCTCTGCCAAATCGCCTTGTGTGGCTTGTGGCGGGGTCTGTAGGGCATTTGCTGGCATCAGATTATTGCTTAAATCAAAAGAATTCAGCCCCTGCGCCCCGTAGCCTTGATTTCGCAGATCGTTGGCTGCTGCCTTGAAATCTCCGCCGTGTTTGAGTGTTGCATAAAAAGCAAACTTGGAATATGAAGTTTCTGCATCAAATTGCGTTGATGTTGAGAATACATAGAACTTATCGTTGCCGTTGAAGTTGGTGGTGGCCGATATGCCTTCGGCTTTGCCTGGTCTGCGCCAAATCGTTGCTTCGCTCTTGCGATAGACAACGCTCCAGCCAAGAGGCAGTAGCAATTCTTCCCAAGTGGTGCGGGAATTGTAATCATCGCCAGGTGTCAGGATGCCATCGTGCTTTGTTGCAACTTCTTGTTGGATGGATTCAGCTTTAGGCATCTCATCAAACATTGCAAAGATATTGTGAAGCGCGGCCCGTTGTTCCATTGTGATTGTCGGGATGGTTTCAATTGAGCCACCTATAAGTGTCCAATTGCCCCCGCTTGGGTGGGTAGTGCCACCTGAAGGTGCGGTAATGGTAAATCCACCTTCAGATCGAGTCTCTGCCCAAACATCAACCCCGCCATTTTCGCCAGGCTTGCGTGCCAACTTTGTGTTGCCTGGCAATTCGCCGTTTGATACGCGGTAAAGCCAATGAAGCCCACCTGAAGGTGTGATTTCGACATAACCAGCGTTGAGGCGCTGCCACAAATCGCCAAGCCCTGAATTGTTTGCAATCTCTGCAATATCAAGGTGCATCTTTTGAGCTACGGCGCGACCTTCAAGTTCAAGCATCTCTAAGTTGCCTGATACCTTGCCAGTAATTACACCAATGCCATTAACATCATCTTTGAACCACATCAACAATTCATCTGCAATGGGCAACTCTTGCTGAAACCGCTGCCAAGCAAATGCAGGCCGTTTGGAACCATCATTGGCAACTGGAACTACTGAAATTCCTTGTGCAAGAAATCGCAAGGCGATTGGTAGTAGTTCACTCATTCACTTGCCCCCTTTGGATACGGCTTACTTTCTAATTGCAATTGCTTTAACAATGTTTTCTTATGGTTCTTACCATTAGGCAGTAAATATAAGTACCTATGTTTGCCTTCGCGTTTGACTGGTTGCCAGCCCATTTCTTTTGCATCGGCAGGTTTTATATTGACACCATTTTGGCGTGGGTGCCTAAGTCTGCCATCTTGATCTAAATAAAATGTAGCCTTGCCTGAAGTGCCTGTGTAAATAGCATTTGTTGCTTGGTAAATAGTTCCCAAATGTCCTTCAGTTGCATCAGCAAATGATAAAACTGCATTGTAATTAGGCCGATCTTTTTTAAGTGCCTTCAATGCTCGAACTATAAACCAAGATTCACTATTTTTAGGCACCTCATCTAGTAGCACCAGCCGATGAAGTTCAGTAACTGATCTCTTATGCTCTAAACCAAACACGCTTGCACATACAGCTTCACTGCAAGGGTTTGCAAATGCACACACCCCAACCAAATCCAAACCGTCAAACATCCCATAAGTCATTGGTCCGTTGTGAATACCGTGTGAATAATGATGTGTTTTTACAAACTCTTTACCCAATTTTGAAGGTATTTTATCCACCCAATAGTTGCTCATCCATTGCCTCTGATGAATTCTGCAATATCATCTTTTGTTTGATATTCAAGCCAATCAACCAATTCAATTTCACGGGCAATTAAATCTCTGATTTCTGAAGATATTTTAGGCATCTTCCCCCACCATCCGCGAGATAATCCAATCAACAACAGGCACGGCTACCGCGTTGCCCATTTGCTTGTATCTATGCCCATCAGTTTGCCCATCAGTCCAGTTATCAGGGAATCCTTGAAGGCGTTCACATTCAATTGGCGTTAGTCTGCGCACAACTGAAGATGCAAAAACAGTTCCCATTTTATCTAAATCTGAGCCTGTTCTTAAAGTTTGATTTGTTTCTGAAATTGTGTGGTTGTAAGCATCAAAAGCAAGAATTGGAGAATTGTTATTTGTCATTCCAGCTTTAAGAGTTCCTACGCCTTCAGAATAATTAGCAAAATCTGATGGTGAAAAAGCAACTGCCATTCCTGCGCCCCCTGTTCTAAGAGTTGGCGAGTTTGTTTCACTTGCTTGCACATCTAAACCTTGAGTATGACTAAAAATCATAGGCACAATTACAACTCCGTGCCGTGCCTGAGAACTTGAAGTTAATGTATAACCTGGTTCATTAGCCCCTAAAAATCCTGAACCGCTAGGTCCAGCACTATCATTTCTACCAATCATTGCACCGTGCATAGGATAAGCAAGCATTGGCACATTATTGCCACCTGTACCCATTGTGGCTGTCAAAGTGTTAACAGTATCGTTTTGAATTCTTGCACCATCTTCCCTGTGAGGTGCAAATAAAACTAAATGACCACTATTTACATCTTGATTTACAACAGTTGATTTGTGATATAACTCTGCTGGCAAGCAATTAGCTATTTCTCCACCATTTGAGAGCATTGCTCCAACGCTTTTTGTAATTGATTTGGTAACACTTTTCCGCGTTTTTCCGCCCTGCGCAAGATACCCTGCGCGGCCTTCGGCGATAGCGAGTATTTCTTCAGGTGATCTCCCTGAGTCTCCAAGACATCCGACAATGAACACTCGACGGCGGCGTTGGGGTACTCCGAAGTGTTGAGCATCAAGTACCCTGTAGGCAACGCGATACCCGCGTTCGACCAACGCTTCAAGAACAACGGCCATGTCTGCACCGTTGTTTGAGTTAAGTAAACCAGGGACATTTTCAAGGATAAAATTTTGCGCTCTTGTTTCGTCAAGCAATCGGCAGATTTCCCAGAATAATCCTGATCGAGAACCACCCAATCCTGCTCGTTTTCCAGCCACTGATAAATCTTGGCAGGGGAATCCACCTGTGATGATTCCGTTTCTTGGTTCAAATCCTGCTGCGATAAGTTGTTCACCTGTTACCCCCGTTATATCTCCAAATATGGTTGATTGTGGAAAATGCTTCTTCAATACTTCTTGTGCCTTTTTATCTATCTCAACTGATGCAACTACTTTCACATCATTGCGTTCAAGAGCTAAATCAAAGCCACCAACACCTGCGAATAAACTAACTGCAGTTCTCACTTGCTTCCCCCCCATCCTTCACCCTTGAAGATGGTTCCCCCAAGTGAATACTTGCGTTGCATTAACTTCTTCTTGCAACCTTCGCAGATGATTCGCTTTTCATCATCCATTTCAAAAAACACTTCAGCAATATGCCCACAATCGCAAGTGAATTCATAAAAAGGCATCTGTTCCCCCGTTCGTTAAGTCTTGCGTGGCGTTGCAGGAATCGAACCTGCAGTTGCATCCCCCGATGCAATCCCTCATCTGTGAACCATCACAACGCCGATCTCTTGGGGCAGAAAGGACAAGCACCCCAAGAAGTTTAGTTAACTGGTTTTGCTCCCAATTGTGCCAGCAACGCCTGCACTGCAGGGTCGTTGATGTTGGCACTGGCAGGTGCCGCTGGCGCTGGCGCTTGGCCGCCGCCACCTGCGATAAATGCGTTTGCCTTAGCCACTGCATCTGCATCGCCTGTTGCATCTATCAAAATCCACGGCGCAGACTTACCAGGCTTTGCAGTTCCCTGACCAATGCGTGCCAATACCTTTTGGCCGATCTTTGTTTTCAATGCGTTCTTCAAAGCTACATTGAAGAAAAGAACTGAATCGTGATTGAATCCAGTATCTAAATCGTTGATGCGTACTTCAATTGCATCTGCCTCGCCGTGAACAGTTGGAATACCTGTTTTGTATTCAAGTGCTTCAAGGATGAGCAAGTGTCCGTTCAAATCGGCAACTTTTACCGATTCTGTGTTATTGCTAGGTGCTGAAAAAGCCATTTGGCTTTCCCCCGTTTCTTTTTGGTTGGGTGTTGCTTAGTTTGTTGGTGAATCCAACTCTGTAGGCGGATTGAGTTCCGCCAATTCTTTTGCGATGTCGTTGATCGTTTTGGCTGGGATTCCACATCCGCAACCGTCACGCTCACACATTATTTTTCACCTGTATCGCCATTGCAGGCAACCGATAGATCGGTGCTGAATGGTCGGTAATACGGGCAATACATACACATTCGGCTTGGTGTAGCAGGAATCAATGGCCACATCTGAGGATTTTCTTCAACATCAATTGTTGAAAGTAACTCATAAACGCTATCCAAACGAGCAAGGGCAGATTGCGCTGCCGCTTCATCGTAATCAAATAGTTCAATGTGCATATCATCAATGGAACCGCCTGTTGGCAAGAAGATAAGGCCAACCTTATTTACTTGCACACCTTGCTGGGCTTTTCCGTAGCCGTAAAGCTGAACCTGCGTAATCTGTTGGCTGGTGGCACCTTCACTGCGCTTGGCTTTGACACCTGCAGGTGATGTGGTTTTCCAATCCAACACATAACCCTTTTCTTTGTCAAAAAGGTCAACGGTACCTGTTAGGTTTGCACGAATTTGAACTTTTTGTTCTACTTCGTAGCGATCAGGATGCTTGGCAAAGATATCTTCAAGAAATGAGTGGATGGCGGTGCCGACATTGGCAGCCCAGGAACCGCCACCCGACTCATTGACCTTTTCCCAATCCAGCAACTTGTAGGCAAGCCTGCGTACACATTCCTGCCCAACTTCGCTTGGCCCAATATAAACCTGTTGGCTTCTTGGTGACCACTTACTTGCCTCTGTGATTATATGAATCAACTCAAGGCTAAGTTCTTTTGCTGGTGTGTTCAAAGGTGTAAAAGTCATTTGTTATTCATCCTCATTTACAATTGAAAATCGGCGAGAGGTGGACTTTACCTCAAGTGCCTCAATTACCTGCGCAGGCAAGATTTCCCTAGCGCGTTTGGTGTCAAATCGTGTTGATTCAACAAATGACCATCGAACAACTGGGCGGTTTAAGAACATACCCATTTGATTATCTCCAAGTGCAGCCTCAATGTGCGAACGAGCAACATCGGCTACTTCTTGAAGTTCTTTGATCTTGGCTACAGCATTTTTATATTGCTCAAGCCAAGCGGCGGTGTTGGCATCAAAATCCACCACGCCTGTTTCTATTTCCACGCTCATACTAACCCCCATTAGTAATAGTTTTTTTGCTTAAAATGATTCCAAGCCCCACACGGACCTGATGAACCATATTTTCGGCCAATGTAGGCCAGTGCTGCAATCGTTTGGGCAACAGTTGATTTGCTGCGCTTCATTCCAAGATTGCGATAAGTGCCATCCAGTAATTGACCAACTCCGCTGGCCGTACTGGTTGGGTTGTCCTTATCCTGCCAAGCGCTTTCTTTGCTCATTAGGGCATTGAAACACTTGAACTGGTGTGCCGTCAGTAGCTCTCGCGCTACTTCCTTTGGATTCACCTGCATTAAATGTGGCCGATCTTTGTAGATAACCAATTCAGGTACTGCAGGTTGAGCCGTAATTGCTTGAACCATCAATGAAGTGCTAACGCTAACCACCACGATCAGTGCCAGCCTTTTGATGAGTCTTTTGTCTGTTGGTGTAATGGTGCTGCTCCTTGTTCAGTTGCAGTCAACTTTTTTAATATTCGCCTGACATAGCCAGGTGAAGTATTAAGTCGAACTGCAATTTCGTTGGCAACTAACCCTTTTGCGTGCAGTTGGATAATTCGTAACGCCATCCCTTTGAAGGCATAATCCTTATCTTTTGCAACAACGGCATCTCTTTCGGCTGGCGTTGAGCCACCCCAAATACCGTGGGTTATTTGCTTTTCTAGTGCGTACTCCAAACACTCCTTACTGTGAATACAACTTGCGCATATTGCTTTAAGTTGGTGCAGTCTTTCTGCCTCTTGTGTGCGGTTATCAGGAAAGAATAAATCCTTATCCTCAATCTCTGCACACTTGGCTTCATCAAAGCGGGGTAGATCAACAAAGAAATCAAAAGTTTTCAATGCTTTTCATCCAGCCATTGTTGAAGGTCTTGGATTACCCAAGATTGTTCAATCCCAGCGCTACGGCGCTTGAGAATGACATAATGCAATGGAACTTCGGCTAAACCGCGTGCCTTTGCATAGTTTTCTGCCTCAACTTCAGCTTCACACCAAAATTGAGGAAGGTTAGGTTTTCCCCAGTTCTTTAACTCAAGGATATATTGCTTGCCAGCAATGATTGCGACTATATCGCCTTCATCGTGCTTGCCAGCCTTCACCAAACGCTCACATAAAGCACCAGCACTGCGAAGCCAACGCATAACATCGGTTTCAAATTGTGCGCCTTTGCGCCCGTTGGGATTAGCCATTGAGTTACTTAACCGCCTTCAATGATGGGTAGTTGGTGCCAGCCTCACGACTGATGCGGGCAAACTTAACTGCTCGAATCAAATCTTCAGCCAAAATAAGTGCTTCTTGCTCTGTCATATTGCAAAGCAATGGTGCGTTCTCGCTCAAATTATCGCGGGCGTTATCTAAGTGTTCAAAATAGTTTTCAGATTTCACACTGCGATCTGCAGAGTGGCGCAACAAATCCAAATCATCTAACTCGTATGCCCCAACAATATCTTGAACCAAATCTTTTACTGCATCTTGTTCTTCAAGATATAAAGCAATACTGCCATCTGAATGATTATGTATTGAAAATAGCGGTTCGCGTGGTTGCTTTTCAAAAATCATTGGCCTTCACCAATTTCAAAAGCTGCAACAATGATTGCATACACTGCAAGAATTCCAATAATTCCGCAGACTAATCCTAACCAAAACATTTCTTTCCCTTTCCGTTCAAAGTAGGTATGCACATACTACACACATTTGAACGGTGCAACGCACTTAGACTCGCTGAACTTCAATCTGAAAAGGTGGGGCGGTGTTGATGTCATATTTGGCGGCAATGGCAAGGGCTGAGTGGATAGCATCGGTTACGCTGGCGATTGTGGCCGCCTCAATGCCGTGTTCAAAGGTCAGTGCATAAGTTAAAACGCCCAACGCATAATCTGAGCCTGAGCCAATGGCATAAATGCCGTTTTCGTTTTGGCTTATGCTCATATCACTGCCGATTTCAAAGACATTGCCAGCAAATACGAGCAAGAAACCAAACATAGCTCCATCCCTGTTGAAGTCATACTCACCCAGTTTGAAGGCCTTAATAATGCTTGGGATAACCTTTTTGCCCATAAACTTAACAGGGTCGGTGCCATCATAAAGAGGCGGTTTCCAGTCGTACATCAAAATATCGCCTGGGCGTGCCTCGCCTCGAACTCCCAAGAAGTATTTCCCAATTTTGACAATTTTAGGGGTCGTAGGGGAAATGATGATTCGGTCACCGTCTGTGATCTGAGAATCTGCCCCTAGCACGACACCAGCGGGCGTTTGGCAGGCAATTATGGTGGTCATTGGCCAAGTGTAGGGCAAGGCGTGAAAAGGCGTGAGAACCCTAGCAATTCCCCAATTTCTTCGGGTTCCCACGCCTAGATTTGAGCCTAACACGCCCAAAAGCCGTTATCAAATTGTTATGTGTCTTGGGGTCAAATGTTGCGTATCTGTATATACAGGTGCTAAGTTTATCTCATTGGGGGAACGGCTCCCAATAGAACGGATAGCAAAATGTTTCTAAAAATCTCACACACTCGTTATGTGTCACTTGATGGCAAGTTTGAAATTGTAAATATCGGTGGCGGTTTGTGGACTGTTAGCAAGCAAAATGACAATGACAAATTCTTTTCACTTTATATTGATCGCCCATTTAAGGGTGCGCTTGAAGCGATGGCAGAATTGCGAAAGGTGGCTGCATAATGTTTTCAACCAACTACACCTGCAAGTGCAATGCCTGCAAAGAAACATTTGAATCAGTTATGAAGGTCAATTTATGTCTGCCTTGCTTTGAGGCATACCTAGCGAATATGGAGAATAATTAAAATGGGTGCTTACAAAGAATTGGTAATTGATATTGCAGATACTATGTATCAAATCAGCCGTGATCTAAATACTGCATCTGAATCAGGCGATTTTGATGAATTCAAGCAATCACTTCGCAGAGCAATTGTTAACTCTGCACTAACCATTGCACACATTGAAGAATTGGAAAACAACTAATGATTACAAAGCGTGGCAAGCGCGTACGAGCAGTTGCAATTGCAGTTGGCATCTTTGTGGTTTGGCAGGTTGCCAGCAACCTTTGGTGGGTTGGCATTGATGCACCAACGGCTGAGTTTCTTGGCTGGTGTTGGGGTTCAATGAATGAGTGTGTGGTTCTATGACCCCATTGCGATCAATCCGCGTGGCCACCGACCTTTGGCAGTCGGTACAAGCCAAAGCAAAAGAAAAAGGCACAACCGTTAGCGCAGTCATAACAAAGGCATTGCGCGAATACATTAAGTAATTGAAAGCACGAAACCGCCACTTGCAGGAACGGCTGCAGGTGGCGGTTTCGTTATGGGGGCGTTTTGCGCCTAAGTCTTAATCTATATACTGAGCAAGTTCAGCGCAAATGGCAGCATACGCTGCCAAATCTATTGCTGAATCTAAGTGGTTTGGTTTTGCAGATAGTCGAGCAAGTTTCATTGCTGCCATACATAGAGCTGCAACTTCGGGCGGTACGGCATCACCTGGTTGTGCTTGCTCAACATATCGTTCTAAAACAATTCCTAAAATTACGCCAATGCGCTTATGGTTAATGCGTGGTTCATCGTAGGAAACATTGCGATCACCGTATGTTAGGCGCTTTGCTTCATCTAATACTTCGCCTCTATCCATTTGCATCCCCCATCTCATACCAGCCATCGCCCCAAAGGGTCAACAAACGCTTAAAGTATGCCTCGTATTGAAGGCCGATAGTATCAAGGTTATAGAGCGAAATTGCACGATTGCGGATTTCTTCGCGGTTGAGTTTTTTCACATCTTCGGCTGCCTGCATAAATTCAGCCAAAGTGCGGCATCTAAACCCTGAAATCCCATCGGGATTGTTCTCTGTAAATGCGCCCCAATCAGTTGTGATTGTTGGGGTTCCGCAAGCCTGCGATTCGATTACAACATTGCCAAAAGGTTCAACATAAAGTGTTGGTGCAAAGGTGGCGGTGGCACCGCCCATTAGCTTTGCGCGTTCGGCAGGGCCAACGCTGCCAACAAATTCACCGTAACCTGATTGCTCACCAGGCCCTGCCAGTATCAGCCGTTTGCCAAGTCGCTGGCAGACTTCTTGGGCAATGCGGTATCCCTTGCGATCAATCAAGCGACCAATGAACAGGTAATACTCGCCATTTTCATCACCTAAACCATCGCCCAATGGGAACATTTCAGGTTCCAAATACCCTGGGATAACGGCATCAAAAAATTGCCCATCTGCCGTTGTTGGGTTTTTCCACCCTGCATAGATTGAGTGCATCCAGGCATAGGACTCAAAGACACGATATTTGGCAAACACGCCGCCGTAGCCAACGCCAAACTCCACGGACAAGTGGGCTGGGAAGGCATCGGCGATTGGCTTTTGTGCGCTGCCACCTATAAGGCAGATGAAATCTTCTTTTTGGATGCGCTCACCGATTGCCTTGATTGCGTTGGCATTGAATTCATCCCACAAAGGACCGTTAAACGGGAACTGGGTGTAGTGGGCAACGGTTGCTACCGCCTCGGCACGCTTGGAATCTGCAACGCAAGTGATCAGTTCAGTAACAGGTGCCTCAACGGATTCGCCTGCATACAAGAATACTTCGTGGCCAAGATCGTGCATCATTATGCAAAAGCGGCGCACCTTTTCAGTAAAGGCGCATCCTGCAAACTCTTTTGTTACCTGTGTGTGTGGCAGTGCCACAATGTGAAAACGCATAGTTCCCCCGAACTGTTAGTTATAGAACGAGTAGTGCGGCTTCTTCAGCAGTTAGCGGTGTACCTGCAACCAACTTGGCGCGAGCTGAAACCTTGAGGGCTTTAACGCGGGCGGCTTCGGCTTCGGCTGCAATGCGATCTGTCTCTGCCTGGGCTGCCATCGCTTCACGCTCTGCTAATTCGTCAGCCGTCAACGGGCGCTCAATTGTCTCGCCTGTTTCGCAGTTATGTTCAATTGCTATTGTCATTTTTCTCCCTATGAGTTCTTGATGCCGTATAAGTAAATAGTTGTATTTGCGGCTAACCCTGATGCAGCCGAAACTGCAATTGATGTAATTGCCGATGTCGTTCCATAAAGATTGCCCGCCATCCATCCCCATTGCGAATTACCTGTAACGCTATCTACTGAATATGATTTCTGAAAAGTCGTATTTGCGTAATTTGGAAAATACATTTCAAGATTGTTAAATGTATTAACGCCACCACCAGTTGTTGCGCCAGTAATTACATTTCCTAAACCGCCACCATATCCACTACTAGAATAACTTGATACCGTAGCGGTTCCTTCGTTTACTATGTTTTTGAATGATATGGATGTTGAATTATTAGGGCTAACTGTAAGGTATTGCAAGGAACTTCCTGTTGAACTTTGGGATGATATTTTTATTAAAAGGTCGTTGTAAATTTGAGGTATTGACGACAAAGTTACCGAAGCAACTCCACCTGCGGCAACGGTTGCAGAACCAATAGGCGTATATGTATTAGGCACTTTTTACCCCAAACAATGTAAATGTTGAGCCAACAATCCAAGTTGTCGAACTTTGGATTACTTCAATTGAAGTAATTGCTGCCGTATTTCTCCACATTGAAGCGGTAGCAGATATTAAACTAGACGCAGATGAACCGCGACCCAATACCACTTTATTTGTTGTTGTGTTTACATAATTTTGTATGTTGTAAACAACTGGGGTAACTTCGCTTACTGTGCTGTTTGCAATAAAAGCCCAACCCGCATAAGTTGCAGTTGTTCTGTCAGTAGAAGCGGCTGAACCATCACCTGTTAAACGAACCATAGAATAATTATTTCCAGAATCACCATTAAATCTTAATCCCGAAGCATTGTTGCCAACACTTGCAGATACTCTACCCGAAATAACCAAAATTAAATCGGTGTAAGTTGATGGAATTGAGGAAAATGTAACGCTTGCAGCCGTACTTGTTAAAGTGCTAGTTGCTATAGGTTCATATGTTATTGGCATTATTTTACCCCATAAAGTGCTATTGAACTTCCAGTTGCAAAAGCACCATTAGATAATACAGTTAATGAAGTAATTGCGGCAGTATTTGCCCAAACTCCACCACCAAACCAAACCGTACCATTGTAATTTGCATTTCCATTATTATCGTAACCGCTTAAAGAACGAAATGTTGAATTTTTTGCTGTGCTATTGCTGTCAAGAATATCAATTATAGAAGTTGAAAAAACATTAGCCGTTTCGTTTGCTGCGGGAAATTCGTTTACTAAATAAACATTTACATTTGCGTTTGAACCACCGCCAGTACCGCTACCGTTTCCAGTAAAATAATAATAACTATAATTATTTCCAGCGTCTCCGTTTAAGCGTATATATAACTGCTCAGATGAAAATGCTCTAACGCCTCGGACAATTAAGCGTACTTGTAAATGCTTGTAAGTTGTCGGTATTGAGGAAAATGTAAATGCTGATGCGCTACCGTTGCCCGAATAAGTTGCAATTGATTCATATGCGGCACCCACAAATGCATCATTACCTGCAAGCATAGAAATATAACGATTGAGCGACTTGACGCCGCCTTCGTTAGTCAGTTTGGCAATATAGGCCATTATGCGATTTCCACGCCCGCAATATGAAAGTTGATCGTGGTTGCAGATGCGCCACCTTTGATTGTCTTTGCAGTAGCCAAAGGTTGCTTCAAAGGAATCACGGTTGAGTCATAAGCGCCAACTGATACTGTTGTTGCAATTGAAACATCATCTAGCGCCATTGTGAAAGTTCCAGCAGTTCCTGCAGTATTTACAACAAGAACTTCAGTAACAACCGTGGTTGTTGATGCTGGCACTGTGTAGAGTGTCGTTGTTGTAGTCGTTGTTGCAGCTCCGCGAAAGAGCGCCTTTGAAGTAGTTGCCATTAGTTACAACTCCATTTCTTATTGTGCTTGCATTATTTGTAAAATTGCAATGTCATCTGCCCATCTTAGCCCAGTTGTTGCTGAACTATCAGGAACGAGAACCTGCCCATTTGCGCCAATTGGTAGGCGTGTTACTACGGTTGAGAATGTAGCAAGATCACCTTTTGTTGTTACCGCTGAAGGACCAGTTGGTCCTGTTGGTCCAACCGGTCCAGTTGCACCGATTGGTCCTGTTGCACCTATCGGTCCAGTTGCTCCAACAGGACCAGTAGCCCCAACACTGCCAGTGGCACCAACAGGGCCAGTAGGTCCAGTAACACCTGTTGCTCCAATCGGTCCAGTTGCACCTGTTGGTCCAACAAGATTTACACCTGCAGGCCATACACCTGCAGCTTTTGGACCAAAGATTTGATTAGTAGCGGTGTTGATGTAGAAATCACCATTAACACCTTCGGTTGTTGGGTTAACAGTTCCACTAAGGACTGTATAACCTGCAACACCAGTTGCACCAACAGGTCCAGTTGCACCGATTGGTCCAGTAGCACCTACTGCTCCCTGGATGCCTTGAATTCCTTGTGGTCCAGTTGCACCTGTTGCACCCGCAGGTCCAGTTGCACCTGTTGCTCCATCAATGCCTGCAACACCAGTTGCTCCAATTGGACCAGTAGCACCAATTGGTCCAGTTGCACCAACAGGTCCAGTTGCACCAACATCGCCTTGAACGCCTTGTGGTCCAGTTGCACCGATTGGTCCAGTTGGACCTGTTGCACCAGTTGCTCCATCAATACCTGCAACACCTGTTGCACCGACTGGGCCAGTGGCACCTATCGGACCCGTTGGCCCTGTAGCGCCAGTGGCACCGATTGGGCCAGTGGCACCAGTCGGGCCAGTGGCACCGATTGGACCTTGTGGGGCTTGCAGTGAGGTAATTACATATGAATAATGTTGTGAGCCTTGTGTGTACCAAGTAAGGCTTTTTGCACCACCTGATTGAACCGAACCGTAGATTTCAACGATCATTCGATTGGTTGGGTCAACAGTAGTTGATGGCAAAACAATCTCTGTTTTAACCTCAACAGGATTTGTTGAGTTGTAGCTCACAAGTGTTGGGTCAGTATCACCAATTGTTGAAAGAACTGTTCCTGCAGAATTTGCCAATTTTAAGCGTGCAAACATTTGCACATTGTCAGCATTATTTGTTTTTAAAGCATAGAAATAAAAACGCTGAATACCTGCAGGAATGAGTGAAAAGGCAAATTGCGGTGTTATATATGACTGAATAAGAACTGGTGTAACTGTTGCTGAAATTGCAATTGATTGCTCTGCAGCCGTAACTGGTTCAGTTCCTAATTGCTTGAATCCAGTTAACTCTGTGACTGTTTCGTTGAAATAGTAAAAACGGCCAGTTGTGTAACCTTGAGGACCTGTTGCACCTGTTGCACCTAATGGTCCAGTTGCACCTGTAGCTCCGATTGGACCAGTAGCACCTGTTGCACCAATTGCGCCTGCAGTTCCTGTTGCACCTACTGGACCAGTTGCACCTGTTGCGCCAATTGGACCTGTAGCACCAGTTGCACCTGTTGGACCTTGAATTTGACCAGTGTTAAGCCACGCTGAAGTTGAAACACTCCACACATACAGATCAGCACCGACAATGTAAGCATCGCCAGCATTTCCTGTTGGGTGAGCAGCAACTAATTCTGCATATGTTGCATAAGAACCAAGAATTGTAAGCCCAACACCTTGAGCGCCAGTTGCACCTGTTGGACCAGTTAAACCTTGTGGACCTGTAGCACCAGTTGCACCAGTAACTCCAGTTGCACCTTGCGGTCCAGTTGCGCCAACATTTCCTTGCACGCCTGTTGCGCCAGTTGCGCCAACTACTCCCTGAATACCTTGAATACCCTGGATGCCTTGAGGACCTGTTGCACCTGTTGGGCCAACAACACCTGTTGCACCTGTTGCACCAACATTTCCTTGAGGCCCAGTTGCACCTGTTACTCCAATTGAACCTGTAGCACCAGTTGCACCTGTAGCACCCGTGGCACCTACTGTTCCTTGAGGACCAGTTGGACCAGTTGGACCTTGTACGCCTTGTGGACCTTGAAGGTTTGAAATAATAACTTCGGCAGGACTTGCAATTTCTGCAATAACATCAGTTGTGCTTGATGATACATAAACGATTGAACTCATCGAGTCACCTCTGGACTGATGAGCAATTCACCCTGTACCAAGCGTGTAACTGTTGCATTTGAAGCAATAAGTTCTAAGTCATAAACATATGTGCCTGCAGGCAAAAGTGTTGTTTGTGTTGCGGTCTGATCTAAGCTGATTGTTCCAGCCGAACCGCCAAGAGTAATACCACCATTGCTTGTTGTAAGCGAAAGGATTACTTCAGTATCCTCAACATCAACGCGTGCTGCTAGGCGAGCAGTGTACCCAGTTAAGTTCACTGGTACAGTGTTGATTTTCCAAGTTAACAAAAGATTGAAAGTTGCCCCTTGTTCAATCGTAAAATCTAAGGTACCTGCTGCCATTTAATTACTCCAAAATTTAAGGGTGGATTACTTTGAGCCTCTGCCGAAATCTACGGCTGATGAATCTAGCCACTTCAGGATTGGACCAGCAGCGCCAGCAAGGGCAGCAAGGCCAAGAGTTTTTAAATCAGTCTCGCCTGCAAGGTATAGGGCAATTGCAGATGCTGCAGCAGCGCGGAACCAAGTTAGGCTGATTTGCTTGAATTTTTCCATTTGATTGCTCCCTTATTTCTTGCCGTGGACTTTGCAGCAAGTGCAAACTTCGGCCTTATATGCTTTTTTAGCAGGAATCGGTACGATTTTAGCACCGATTTGTGTAATTATTTTGGGCTGATTAAGCCACCAAAACCAGGGTGAAGTATCTTTTGCCATATCTTCCTTGATGGAAATGTGAAGATGCTTATTGTGCTGGTTGCTACCCGTGTATTTGCGGTTGCCATCTTTGGCCTTTGCCTTTGACCAAATCTTTCCGTTGAAAATCAAGTAATCAACGCGTGCATCTTCTTTTAGCTTTTCAAAGATTTCAGCACAATCAATGCCGCCTTTAGGGTCGTGGGTAAGGTCCACGGCTAGGCCAGTATTGTGATCTGACTTTGGATTTTGCATTTGATGGGCGGCAGATGGCAATAAGCCATCAGATGCCTTCTTGCGCAATGGCTTCAGGGCGGTGGCTTGGCGTAGCACTGCCACTGCCGCTGGTGATGCTTTCTTTGCTAACTTCATTTGTTTTTGACCATTTCAAGGACTAATTCCATTTGGGCTTCAAGGCGGTTGATTGAATCGCGCATTGAACTGCCACCATTGGGCTTGAGTTCGGCTAGGTAATGCTTTACCAGCCATCGCACCGAACCCGCAAATGCAGACACGATTGCGATAATAGATACGATTAGGCCAGCCCAGTTTGATGGGGTCATTTGCGCGGTTCTCCCGTTATGAGTTAGTGGTCAGTTGTGCTTTTAGAACTGCGTTTTCTTGGGCAAGTACGCCGATAGTTTCGCGCATATTCTTTAAAACTTCTTGAATGTCTATTTCTTGCTCCATTTACTTCCCCTCTAGTGCTTGGATTCTTGCTTCTTGCTCTTGTGCCAACTGTAGTAAAAAGATTGGCAATTTTTCGTAGGCAAAGTAATCAGGCACGCCAGTTGCATCATATTGAATTAACTCATCAAGGCCTAATTCTTGCGCTTCTTCAGCAATAAAGCCGTGTTGAACTTGTTGATTAGGGTCAAATTCAGGCTTGTATTTGAAAGTTTTAACATCTAAATTAAGCAACGCATTTGAATCAATTTTGTATGATTGGATTTCGTGCTTCTTGCGGCGTGTAGATGCCGTTGTTCCAAAGTTTCCACTGCTATCAATAATCATTGTTCGAGTTGATGCGGTACGAGCTACAGAATATGTAAATGGTGAGCGAAGTGTTCCTGATGAACTCAAGTAATCAAATTGCGCCGAACCAGTACCTGCAGTAATTGAGTTGGTTGTTAGCGTTCCATCAACCTGAACAGTGCTGAAAAAGCGCATTGTTCCAGTCATATTGTTGCCACTAGTTGTAATTGAAATTGAATTAGAACCATCGGCTGCCATTGATGCGGTGGTACTTGAAACCGCGCTTCGTGGATAACCAGTTGTGCTTGGGCTTGTACCATAATGCATCATAAACTGGCCTGAACCAATGCCTAGCAACCAGCCTGCATAAGTGCCACCAAATTTGATGCCAAGTGCATTATTTGGACCATCTAAAACAACTGCATTTGAACCAGTGCTTGTGGTGATAATGCCACCGCTAATGACACCGCCACCCACACCGATCATTCCAGTTGAGTTGATTGAAAAACCATTGCTTGCGGTGCCAAAGTAACCTGCAGTTGCATTGATTGTGCCTGTAATGGTTGCACCTGTTGCAGTCAATAAACCGCTGCCATCAATGATGGCGTTACCTGCAATGTTGAGCGTTCCACCCGTAATGGTTGAACCAGTAACTGAACCTGAAAATACGGCTGCACCTGTTGAGGCGCTGATTGAGAAAGTAGCAGTGCCACCTGAGTTGTAACCAGCAAGGCCAAGTGAGTTAAGAACAACACGCGCACCGCTAGATGAAGATGAACCTGAATAAACTGTGATGCCGTTGGCTGCAATTGCAGTCATTTGGTTTGAAGCATTAACAATTGTGCTTGCGCTTGGTTGCAAAGAACCTATTGCAGCATTGTATGCAGTTGCAGCATTGGCAAGGGCGGTATTGGCGGTGCTTTGCGCAGTTCCTGCGGTAGCAGCAGCAGATGCAGCTTGAGCAGCAGCAGCAGCAACGGCAGCATCAGTTGCTGCTAACTGCTCGGTTGTTGCTGCTAAAACTGGCACAACATTAGTAACTGTGAAATCTGAAGTTAATGAAACTGTAATAGGGGTATTAGTGATTTGTGGACATAATGGCATCAGTTACCCCCTAGATTGTGATTGAATATGGGTTAATGGCTGAAGTTGTGTAAGACACAAGCCAATTGTTTTGTGTAATGGTGTGTGCCATTCCTTCAACTACAAGGTTCCACTGAATAGTGCGGCCATCATAGGTTGTGCGCAAAACGCTTACCTGATCGGCCAATTCTGTTGCTAGAAAGTCAGGATAAAGCAACCCATAAGTGCCAACCGCCAAAGCGTTAAAATCAATGCGCTCAACATAGGTATCAGGTGTTGCATTTTTGCGTGACTCATATAAAGCTAGATTTTGAGCATTTGAATCAGTTGCAACAGGTGCATCAATAACATTTTTAGCAATTCCATAAGCACTAACGCTTGGGTTATATCGTGATGTGTATTGCTTAGTTGTATTTGTGCGGCTCACAACCGCCTGATTTACTACATAGTAAGTGCCAGGATTTGTATAAAGTTGGCTATAAGGCACTGTATTGCTTGCCTGATTGTCAGTAAATAGTAACTGAGTTGGGCGGCTGAACTTGTCAGCCAAAGGTACTAATGTTGCAACACCTGAGCGTGAAATATAAAAACGCCCAGCAATGGCATCAACTGCCTGGTAGATCAGCGCCATACAAGAGCGATTTTGAACTGTTGCCAACATTCCAACTGTTCCAGTAAGACTGGTTGAGCCTGTCCATCCCGCATAGGTCAACATTCTGCCAACGCGTGTGGCTGCGGTTTCGGCAAAGCCTGCAGTTGCCAGTGCTGGTGCCTGGGCATCGGCAATATAAGCAATGCCATCAACAAAGGTCATTGCTACGCTAGGTGCTTCACCCTGATTAACTTTGGTTTCTTCAAGAAAGCCGTAGTAAAGGTAATAAGGTGTTCCACCAATTGTTGCCACAATGCGCATTTGCAAACCATCGCGCAGGATATTTGTGCCTGAAACTACCCACGGGTTTGAAACGCTGGTGTTATCAGGGTCGTAATAACCGCTTGTATTGTTAAAAGTTACAACTGAAATGCCTGCCTGATCGCGCTCACTTTGGCGTGTTCGACCACGGCGAATGTCAATGCGCACAACATCGGTTGTTGTTACTGAAGTCCAAGTTCCACTTTTCAAGAATTGAACAGCAACTGCAGGTGTGGTTACTCCGTCAAAGGCTGGCATTATCTATCAAACGCTCCAACAGTTCCAAAGCTACGGCGAGTTGTGCGTTCAATGCCATTCACAATGGATGTTACTAAATCTTCACCAGTTACTACTGAACCAGCATTGTTGACAATTACATTCACACCGCTATTTGGCTTGTATGCGAGTGAACCTGAACCACCAATTGCAATGGTTGAGGAACCTGAAAGTCTTGCTTGGCGTGCTAAGTTTTGGCGCACCGCTTCAGCGTTGATCTTATCCTGCAAACTTACAGTCTTTGTTAAAGTTTTATTTGTAACTTTGAGTGAATCAATAAACTTTTGCAAGGCTGCAGTAGTGCTATCAACAGTTGTTGTAATTACTGGTGGCTTAGCGCCAAAGTTATTAGGGAAACCTAGCGCTGGCGCAATTCCCTTTGCTGCTCCACTTGAATTTATTTTTGGCAATGGGTTGCCTGTTGATGGCACTGTTTTACCACCTGAGCCACCTGAAGTTGAACTAGGTGCCATTACCCCAATACCTACGGCTGCAATAATTCCTGCAACGGCTGCTGCACCTGCTGCTGCGCTTACTCCACCTGTTGCAAAGGCTGATGCGATTGCTGCCCCTGCTGCGGTGGCGCGAAGCGTTGCCATTGCAGCGGTGACTTGTCCAAGCATAATAATAAAAGCTGAAGCGCGACCAATAGCAAACATTCCAACAATGATTGCTGCCATTGTCTTTACAAGCCCCATATTATTTGAAACCCAATCGCCAAATGAGATTGAGACTGCAAGCAACTTAACTGCAGCATCTGCAGCGATTTGAAAACTAGCGGCTAACTTGTCCTTATTGAGCGCAATAAATGCTTCAATTCGTGGCAAAACCTGTGTTGAAAGTGTAGTTGCAAACTTTTCAATAACTGGCAAAAGCGCATAACCAAGAGTTTCAAGGATTTCGCCAAAGGCAATTTTTAACCCAGCAAGGCGGTATTCAAGAGTTTGTGAACGCTTAGATGCAGCACCTGATGTTTGCTTATTGACTTCTTCAAGAGCCTTAGCAAAATCTTTAGATTTAATTGTTGCATTGCTCAAGCCTGGTACAAGAGTTTTTAGTGCTTTGAACTGGCCACTTGTTGCCTTAATAATTGCGCCAACTGCAGTTCCTAAATCGGCACCTGAAGATGCGCTTACATCTAAGGCAGTTTGCATCAATCCTTGTGCTGCCGTAATTGACCCCGTGGCAGCCGTTAGTCGAGCCATCGCAGGGCGCAAATCATCATCTACAACAGAAAATTGCTTTTGTAGCGAAGTTATGTAGCTTTCAACACCACTAATTGCTTCATTGCTGGCACCTGCAGTATTACGCAAGGCATTAGCAAGAAGAACTTGAGATTTCTGATCTGCAATTGCAGCCTGAACTGCATCTTTGCCAATCTTAAATGCAAGCGCGGCTGATGCTGCTGCAGCAACACCAAAAGCCCGTGATGATTTCCTAGCAAAACCATCAATGTTTTTGCCAAGTTTGGAAATGTCTTTTTGAGCAGCCTTTGAACCTTTATCAGAATATTGGGTGAGGATGCGGGCTACAACTGCGCCAACTGCCATTTGTTATGCTCGCTCTCTGTTCAAATGTTTCTGCAAATCTGCCTTTGCTTGTTCCAAAGCGCGATTTACATTTGCTTCAATCTTGTTTCTATCTTTATCTACAACACGCCATACTACACGCGAAGCCTTACCGAATCTGTTGCCAATTGTGCGCAGGAATTGTCCACTTGAGGATTGAGCAGTCATTGCTTTAGTACCTGATGCTTTTTTGCCAGCAACTTCAAAGATTGCACCTGCTGCAGATTTGTTAAGCAAAGCACCAGCGCTTGTTGTGTAATCGCCACGAACTTTACCCTGGGCTTTAGTCTTAGTGATCTTTGATTTGATCTCTCCAGCGTTCCACCCAGGCCAACCTGCACCACCGCGAGTTTTACCCTTGATGGGGTCAGTTTTACGCCAACCACTCATAGGTGGGTCCTCGCTGATTAAATTTCTTGCATCACGCTCTGCACCTTTAAGTTCAGTATTGATAACTTTATTGAAGCGTTTAACTGCATCTTTATCAAACTCTTTTAGCGCATCCAAAGTTTCTTTGATACCTGTAAGAACAATTACTTCATCCGCCATTGGCTTTAGCTCGTTCCTTCATATATATCGTGATTGCTTCAAGGATTCCTTCGGGAGCATCTAACAAATCACTGATTGGAATACCTGTTTCAACCGCAACGGCTGCAATCGTATAGGTCAGGCTGTTGCGGTGGATTCGAAAGAACTATCACTATCCAATTCTGCGGAAACGATAGTGTCTAAAAATTCAGGTCCAAAAAGTTTTACTACAACTCCATTAACCTGCATTGCTTTCCAAGCAAGCCAATAGATATATTCTACTTTTTGCTGCTCCCCCAGCAACTTGGGCATACCAGCACCAAAGTTTTGTTCAAATGCAACAATGATGCGAGGCGTTAACTTGTAAGAGGCCTCAACACCATCAGTTGTTTTTACCTTAACTGCTAATCCATCCATCTTTTCCCCCTTAGTAGATTATGAAATTGCTTTTGTAATAACGCCTGAAATTGGCCAAGTCACGCTTGCGGTTACTAACTCACCAACGGCACCTGATAATGGCTGCCATTCTGAGATCAACGCGTTAAATGTATATTTTGGATTGCTTGCGCTAACTGCTCCGTTAACTGGGCGAATTTCCATTGCTACTGTAGTTCCAACAGTTGTTGTTGCAAGTGATGTGCCATTGATAAGTTCTTCAAGGGCATTGTCTGCAAAATCTTGGTTAAATTCAAATGTAACCTGATTATCAAACAATCCACCAACGCGTGTGCGAGCTGATGAGCCGAGGCCTGTGGTTTCAATAACATCTACGCTAGAACTTAATGAGACTGAGGTCACATATGTCGAGATATCATTGCTTGCGTAAAGAACATAAGCATTTGTAAGAACTAAACGCGCCATTTATGCAACCGCCTTTGTGATGTTTCCTGAGATTGGCCAAGTTGCAGAAATTGTTGCCAACTCGCCAACTGCGCCTGATAGTGGTTGCCATTCTGCAACAACTGCTGAAAATGTGTAACTAGGATTGCTTGCAGATACTGCCGCTGATGTTGGCTTTACAACGCAAGTTGTAACTGTTCCAACAAGTGATGAACCAACTGCGTTGATTGTCACTTCAGGTGCTGATGTTGCAAAATCCTGGTTAAATTCAAAAGTAACTGAGTTATCAGCAAGGCCACTTACACGGGTACGCGCTCCACCTGATGCCATACCTGTTGTATCAACCACATCTTCGCTAGTTGAAATTGCCACGCTCGTAATAAACTCGCTGAGATTGATGCCGTTGATTACAACTGAAGCATCTGTTAGGACAATACGGGCCATTATTTTGTTTCCTCTACTGTTGCTGGTTTGATTGCTGCTGATTTCTTTATGTGTTCGCCTGCAACTAGGGCATCTGCGTTCAGTCCTAGATCAAGCAATTCTTTATCGGTGATTGTTTCGCCTTTTTTCTTCGCCTCGAAATTGTCCGAGGTAACTATGTAGCTCATTTTTTTCCTTATCCCCAAACGGTGAGACGGTATCGGTATGAAAGAAACTCAATATCCCCTGCGGAATAACTACCCGCTTCGGCTGATGTGACACGCAAAGTGTTGCAAGCCCCACCAAGAGTTAGATCAGATTCAATTGCTGCCTTGATTGAGAAATCCCCGCTACCTGCAAGGTACTTATCAAGTTCGTTTTGGCCTGAGCGCTCTGTGAAGCGTTGCACCAAAACAACAACATCTAGGTTTGCCTGGTCTAAGCCACGGGCATTGTTCAAATCAAAAGTAAAGTCCAACTGGCCAACAATGGCTGCAGGGGCAACTGGCACGCTTGGCAGTAACTCGTACACACGCATACCCTTTATAGCCTCTAGGTTGGCTTTTAAGCCGTTTCTAACGGCACTTGGTAACATTACTTAGCCAACCCATTATTCTTGCGTAATGGGCGCAGCAACGCCTCAACATCGGCATCTAGCTTTGCAGCCAAGCGTACTGTTCCTAAATCTGTATTTCCAGCAATGCCAAATGGTGACTGGTTACGAAGAAACAAACGAGATGCCTGAATCTTTGCAGCAGTTTTTACCTCATAAGGCACCGCCGACCATCCAAAAACACCCTTAACCCGTACTGATTGTGGCAGGTTCCACGGGAAAACATAAGCGCCAACTGCCAAAATGCGAGACATTGGCCAACCGCGTGAAGGATTGTTGACTGGTTCAAACATTGAATCGTCAGTAGTCCACACAACTCCGTAGGTACGGTCAAAATTATCATCTGTTGCAATTTCGCTAATGCTTACAAAATCATCAACTGGCAAAATCCAATAGTCAGTTGGTGTGTAGTAACGGGTTGCAGGTACTTCAGTTGTACCATCTTTGTAAAAGAATCGGCCGCAATAATCATCAATTTGGCGTGAAGCGGTTGCAATCGCAACTTCAAGGGCTGCATTGTCCATTGAATCTTCAAGGTTGAGTGCAGCTTTTACATCGTTGAGTGTCGTGTAACCGTTAGTTATCGCCACGCTTGGTTCTCGTTTCTACTTTGGGAAGCATTGCGCGTTCCAGTTGTGGAACGGCGGTAGCGGTTTCCTTTGATTTTACCTTAATTCTTAAAATTCTTTTTATGCGTTCCATATATCGTGCTGCCGATCATCTAGCCAATAGCTTTTAGAATGAGGCAGTATTGCCCCTGTGTGAGCATAAATTGGGAAACCTAGTGAGCGAACTCGGCGGCAAAACTGTAAATCTTCGCCTATCCATTCGCCGTTGATTGGTCCATCCCAAAACCAACACCAATCTTGCCCCTGGTGTGGGTCTGCATCTGCTCTGATTGCTTCAAGAACACTGCGGTGGATGAGCAAACATCCAGTGCCTGCAGCATCTACTTGGAAAACTGAATCTTTATCGTATTTGTTTAGCGGTAAGAAACCTTCAGGGGCATCTTGAAAAATTGTTGGCACTGGTTGTGGGTATGGATAGCCTGTTTCAAAACTAGCAAATACCAAACCTGCTACAACTGGGCGCTCGGTATCGTGCGCAGCTTCAATTAACTTATCAAATGCTTCAACAGATAGTTGCTCATCTGAATCCATCATTAGCAACCAATCAGATTTGGTTTCTAAAAATTGTTTGACCAAACGATTGCGTTGTTTGGAAAGCAAGCCTGAACCTTTAATACGAATGAATGGCCCAAGTCTTGATGATCGTGACTGAGCAACCTGAATTAAACTAAATGCAAACCCGCCATTAACCGTTCCTGGGTCACAACTACCAATTGAAACTTTATGCGCTGACTTCATAGATTCCCCCGAATCATTTAAGAAGTAAGAGGCGGGTTAGTCGGGGGAGAAAAACCCGCCTCTTACAATTTTAACTTTCGATTAGAAAGTTGGTGCGACCAAACCAGTGCCTGAAATAATTGAGGCTGCTAGTGGGTAACGCTCTGCAGTAAATGCGCCGAAGCCATAAACAACAGACTTGATTGTGAGTGATGAAGCACCAGTTGCATCAAATGACAATGCGAATGGTGAACCTGGCTGCTCCCAAAGGTGCATTTCAGGTGCTGCTACGCAGTAGATTTCATCCTGGTTTGTTGCTGCGCCGTATGTTGTTCCAACATTTGCATCAGCGATGATAGGCAAGCCCATCATTGAGTAACCTGAGTTACCGTATCCTGCTGCGCCTGCGCCTGCTGCTGATGAGTTCATTGGACCATTTGCAGTTGGAACTACCAATGGGCGGCCTGTTGTGTCAGTTGCTGCTAGCAAGAAAGCTAGACGGCGTGGGTGCATAATCCAGTGTGTTGGTGTCTCAAAGACATTTGACTGAATCTTTTGGATTGCATCAGCCAACTTTGGATATAGAAGTGCAACTGTTGGTGTTGTTGCAGTAAATGTTACTGCGTTTCCACCTGAGTTACGGATACCCTTGAACTGTCCGTTGTTGCCTGTTCCGTTTAGAACCTGAGCATCAACAGTTGTGTGCCATGAACGGATGAGGTCAGCAACAACGAATGTGTCAATGCCTGTTCCGCGCTCAATTGCTTGGCGTGATAGGTCTTGCTGACCAGCGATTGTGCGTACTGGAACAGAAAGTAGTGTGTCATCAGCATCTGTATTTGATACTGAAGTGTTCTGTGTTTCCTGAACTGCAGTTGATGTACCAGTTGTCATGCGAGAAATCTCTAGTGACATACCAGCAGCAGGAAGTGTGTGCTTTGCAGTTGCGAAATCTGCAGTTGGTCGGCCTGCGCGTGCATAAGGTGCAGCGAGGTCAACTAGGTACTGAGGAACAACTAGGCCTGCGAAGTTTGATGTATCAACTGCGCGGTTCTCAATTGTTTCTTCCTTTGTGTGGCGTGCTAGGCGCTCTTGCGCTGCATAGTCTCCACGAATCTGAGCGTTGAATACATCCTTTACGAATGAAACTCCAGCTTCAGGGTTGTATGTGCGTGCTTCGCGAGTAACAACTGCTCCGCCCACCTTTGGTGTGATTACTGCTGCAACTGATGAGCGCATTTCTGCAACCTTTGCATCTGCTGCTGCCTGTGTTGTGAACTTTTCAATCTTTGCATCTAGTGCGCGTGCTTCTTCAACGAGAGCATCAACCTTTTCGGTTTCCTCTGCAGTAAGATCGGTGCGAGATTCTGCGGCTACTGCCTCAAGAACTGCATCCATTTCTGCCTTAACTGCATCACGGCGCTCAAGAGCAACATCAACATATGACTTTGACATTTTTCTCCAATGAGTGTTTGTAATTGTTTGAGGTGGTGGCAATGCTCTCCACGGCGCTTTTAGGGTGTGGGATTTGCTCCGACTTCGATCTGCTACTTGTGCAGCAGAAACTTATTTTGTGTTGTTAATAATTGCTTGAGCAAGGCGCAGGGAAATTGAACGACCTGCAGTTGCTGGCATATCTGTTGGCTCTAACTCAACTTCAGGTTCTTCAACCTCAACAGTTGGGGTAAGTGTGTTAAGCCCTAGTAATACTTCAAGCATTGTCTTGCCTTCTTCAAGGCTATCGTAAGACTCTGAAACCTTTTCAAGAATTGAATTGATAACAAGAGTTGATTCGCCATCTAGTGCGCGACCTTCTTTGAGAGCATCCATTGCATTTTGCAATGCTTCGCGTGCTTCAACTGTTGTTGTTGGGTAGGCAGGGTAAGTAACCACTGAAACATCTCCATCTGCTAGTGAAACTTCAGTTAGGGTGCGAGTTGAGCGATCTTCGCTCCACTTTTGACGAATGACACGGAAAGCAAAACTCATTTGGTCAACATCTCCGCGCTCAACTAACTTGTAAAGGTCGCGGCCTTCGCTGGTATCTGCAATCTCTGCATCCATAAACAAACCACGATCATCTTCAATTAATGTAAGTGTGCCGTTCTTTGTGCGAGCTAGTGGCAAACCTTCGTGGTTAATAAGCAAACGCACATCAGGTGTTTCGCTCAAGGTTTTACGAAAAGCACCTGGGGCGATTGTCTCTTTGAATGGTAGCGGAACGCTTGCATCATTAAACACTGCAGCATAACCGCGTAAGCGCATTGTTCCATCTTCGGCTTGGCGTGCTTCAACATCTTGTACCGTAAATGTACGGCGTTCAATTTCTTTCACTTTGCTCCTTGAGTTAACTTCCCCGCCTGGTTCCATATCTTCAGAGATTGAAACTGCAACCATTTGATCTATTGCTTCTTGTTTTGTACCGTGACAAGCAAGTGTTGTATAAGAACCATCTGTTTCTTGCTTTACTGTTGCCCATCCTGAGCAGTCGGCTTGTTTATCTGAAACAAAATATGGCATTTACTTAACCTCATATGCTGCGCTTGGGTCGGCTGGGTCAATTGTTGAAATCTGTTGCAACTGACTTGAAGGCAAACCAGTGTGCTTCATATCAGGCAAACCAACTGCCTTTGTAACTGCTGCTGGGTCAAAGCCAACCTGAATCAATGCTGCAGCAATTTCGGTGCGTAGCTTGAGGCCAACATCCTTAGCATCTGAAGCATCAATGTTTTGCAATGGAACGCGGTATTGGTCACCATCTGCAATTGGTGACATATCTTCGTAGGCATGAACATCGTTGAGTGAAAGAAATCCTTCACGCAAGCCCTTTGTGTAGGCATCGTAACGCTCATTTGTTGTGCCGCGTAGCAGTGCATCAAGGTTAAAACGAATGAATCCGTCAGATTCAGGTAGCAATGTTGATAGTGACTGCTCAATTCGCTCCAAGATTGGGCGTAATGAATACTGAACGAATGAAAGATTTTGTGCTTCAACTGATGCAAATGACATTGCACCCGCAACTGGATGGCCAAGAAGCGCCAATGGGATGCGGTAAATGCGAGCAATTTCTTCAACTGAGAAGCGGCGCGTATCTAACAATTGCGCATCTTGTGCGTTAATTGTTAGTGGCTTGAAAGCTGCACCGCCTGAAAGAATACCGATCTTGCCAGCGCGGTATGGGCCAGTATGAGTTAAGTTCCAATCTCGACCAATGTCTGCTGCCTGTTCTTCAGTTAATTCACCTGGCACTTCAATTACACCGCCAGGGTTGGCAGCGTTGCCAAAGTAAGAAGCGGCATAAACATCTGCTGCCATTGCTGAGCCAAGTGTTGTACGGCAGGCAGCAATTGGTGAGAGTCCGTAGAATTCACCAGGCAAGCGGAAATCAGGAATGTGCAAAAGTTCTTTATCTGTCAAGCGCTGCTCATAAACGCCTTGTGAGTCTTTAATTTTTACATAATAAACAAGCGGTTCACCTGGGGCTAGACGCTCAATGCGAATGTTACGAGGATTCAAAACATAGAGTTCCTGAACATCGCCCATATCATCGCGCACTGTGAGGATGTAAGCGTTGCCATCTAACTTGAACGAGGTAACAATCTGCTCATAAAACTCAAGGCGTGTTGTTTCAGGGTTAGGGCGTGCAACCCATGCAGGCTGATCGCCATACACGGTTGAATAAGAAAGGCGATTGCGACCACGGCGCACATAAGCGCCAACTGGTAATGATGAAATTGTGTCTGACAATAGGCGCACGCAAGAATAAACTGTTGACATACGGATTGCAGTTTCAGAATCAACAACCACACCAGCGTTGGTTGCAAATGCTGGACGGCCTGGAATCAATGGTTCAATGTATTGATTATTCATTGAACGCTTATTGCCTGAACCCGCCAAACGCTTTGATAAACTCATTAGTTAGCCTTTTCTGTAACCCATACTAGAAACACACCTGCAACAACTAGAGCTAATGGAACTGAAACCATTGCTAAACCCGTGGTTGCAAGTGACACACCCACGACCTCAACAACAATTGAAAAATCAATCTTCTTCATTTTGCTCCCTATACCTGAATTGAAAAGAATCGTGCAACTGGTGCTGGTGGTTCGGCTGGTTGAGTAGCGCGATCATAGCCAAAGATTGATGCAACTGCGGCATCCACCTTGCGGCGGCTACTTGCCTTTGCAACCATCACGCCACGACTAGATTGTTTTGTTACGCAGTTTGCAATATGGCGTGCAAGTCGTTCATCTCCATCGTGTGTGAATGATTGATTCACAACGGCTTCGTAGAACTTTTGTGTTGCGGGTACCATATTTGCAGCACTGTTGGGGTAACTAACAACTGGCAAGCCTTCTTCATCAAGAACCATAAAAGTTCGTTGCCATCTTGCTGGGTCAAATACGATTTCTTTGACATTGAATCGTTCATCTCTGAATGTGCTAACAATTGTTTCTTCGACCTCTGCAACTGGGATATGCCAACCTTGTTCAGCATCATCGGGGCGTTCCCATAATCCAACAACCATTAAGTGAGGCTTTTCGCCACCCAATAACCACATCACAAGTGCAGTTGAGTCGTTTGAAAACGCGCCATCAAAGGCAAGGATTACATCTTCGCCAGGTTCAGGAAATCTATCGGTGTCCTTGAGCGCTTCCCAAGCACCAGTTGGCAACCATGCAACTGAAGTATTTACAAAACAATTCAAGCGCTTGGTGCGAAATTCAGCTTCAGGGGTGCGCAATACCGCGCTCTGCATTTCCTCACGGTCCACAATGTCATTAAATCCTGGGTTGGCTTCAATCCAAAGTGATTCGTCACGGTGATCGGCTTCAGGTTGAGTTGGTTCCCACCACGAAAAGAAAAATGATGGGTCTTTAGTTTCGCCCTTAACAATCTTTTGTCCATACTGGTAAAGCGAGTAACAAAGAGAATCTTGGCCGTTGCTTTGTGTCTTAACACCTGCCGTTGTGATTCCCAAAAGAAGTGAATCGGCACGCGCACCACCAGCAAGTGAAAGCACATTCCAAAGTTCCCAAGAAGGCTGGGCGTGAACCTCATCAAAGATCACAAGCGGTGAAGGGTTCAAACCTTCTTTTGAATACGCTTCGGCAGAAAGTACGCGGTACACGCTGCCTTTATCTTTGAACTCAATGGCATCGCGGTACAGGGTGAACATTGAAGATAGTTCTTCATCAAGTTCAATCATTCGCTTTGCAGTTCCAAACACAATGCGTGCTTGGTCGCGGTCTGCCGCGCAAGAATAAATTTCTGAACCATTGCCGCCAAGTGTCAATCCTGCCAAGCCCATTGATGCGGCCAAAGCTGATTTGCCATTCTTGCGTGACATTCCAACCAGCGCGGTGCGGTGTCTGAATCTGCCATCTTCACGGCGGGCAAGAGTGTGCTTCAATAATTCCTTTTGCCATCCGCGCAGTTCAAGCAACTTGCCTGCAGGTGATGCAACAGAATCTTTTGTTACTCGACAAACGGCTTCGGCAAAGTTTGCATACAACTCGCCATCGCCACGCATCTGATCTTCAATTGGCACTGGCGTTAACCAGCGCGGTGGCCAACCTGCAACATCAGCCATTCTTTTTTTGCTGCTCTAACAACTGGGCCAATTTGCCCTTAGCCGTTACTTCAGCAACCCCCAATTTACTGCGATCAATTGGTGTCAATCCCAATAGTGATAGCAGTTTTACAATGTCACTTTCAACAGTGTTTAACATTCCAAACAACGGGTTTGCATACGCATAGCCTTTGTCGGTGTAAAGAACAAACTCTGATTGAGCCATCTTTGCCTGTAGCTCGTACTTCTTATCCATCTTTTCACAAAGTTCAACGAGCAACTTACTATCGCTGGTTGCAATCCACGGTGCCATTTCGCGCACATCGGACCAAAGTTTTTTTCCGTTATCGCTCAAATGAACTGGTGCATCGCCTTTGATTTGTGGCAATGCAATCACATTCTTTAGATCAGGCAGTTTCTGTTTGCCTGGGTTTCCGTTCTTGCGTTTAACTTCATTCGGTTTTGCTGCGCTCACTTGTTTCCATTCGCTTAGGAATCTAACGCCCCCGTTAGTTTCGATTACCTTGCTTTTTCAAAATTTGGACATTTGGTACAAACCAGTTCAAACCAGTTCAAACCAGTTCAAACCCCCCACATTCAAAACTTCGGCGCTCTGCGTTTGCAGGGCATCGGGGTTTATACCGCGCAC